GGATATATTTTTTGAATATGCCGTTTGGCCCCAAGTTATAGCCGTTGCGGTGTCAACTGTTCCTGCGGTTTGATCGCTAAAATCTAAAAATGCGCCATATCCATAGCCCATGTATTCATTGTCACCATAGGCAAGAGGAACCCATTCTCCGTCAAGAGAAACCACAGGATGCTCTATTGAGCGATCCCACATAATTAGCCCGTCATCTGCGGCGGAATCATTTGATGTGAGATAGTTTAAAGCATTTTTTGATCTTGCTAGAAAGGCATTTAGCCTTTCAGCCCAAGTTTGCCATGTTCCGCCATGCGGTGGAGGCGGTATGGTAGGTAACGTCAACGCTTACCTCCTGGAACCGCATCAATCCTCATAATTCCTGCGCGCCAATCTGTATTTACATTGCCGTCTACCCGCATCCTTATCTGTCTACCGGTAAACCTAACGTCAGTAGGATTGGCCATTGAATATGGCCCAAATGACGATTCAGAGTCGTTTGGATAAAACCTAGTTTTAAATGTAACCGTTACATCTCCCTGAGTTTTTTCGTCAGGAATAAGGCTTGTAACTTTCATTATGTTATCGCCAGCAGCAAGGCTTATCGGGCCAGTTTCAGCAAAAACAGTTGATCCTCCATGACCTAAACTTGCGCTTAACTCTTGGTCAACAAGGTTTCCGTCTGGATCTGCCCATATAGGATTTTTGTACACTCCCCTGTCAATGCCAGCAGTTCTCGCTATTTCACCTATTTCCCAGTGATTTTCTAGGTAGTCATACGCAACGTACTTGTTGTTCTCTAAAGAATCTTCTGATGGGAAAAACCACCATATCTCGCCATGCTGACTGTTGTGTACTGCGTAAACTTTACTGATTTGGTTTTTGTTGATGTTAGAAAAAACATAATCTGTTACATCGCATCTTATCTCTTTAGCAACTGATCCATCAAAAACAAAAAATCCATTATTGCTCATCCAAAATGCGCCTTCATCAACTGCGGCAAGGCATTTTCTTGATACCGCGCCACAGGCCGTTCCAACTCGCTCAAATCCGTATACAAATGGAGGCCCAGAATAGGTAGCGGTATGCGCATCGTTATCTGTAACTATTAAAGTGCGCCCTCGAACTCTAACGGCACACATAATTTGTCCGCTTGTTTGAAGTTCGATATCTCCAGCTTCATTTGTAGCTGCTGGAGTCCAAGTTGTATTATCTTCCCTGTCGCACCATTGTACTTTCCTAGGATTTCCGCCAGCGCCAAGGGCAAAAAGAAAACGTTCCTCGGTAACTATAATAGAAAGATTGTTAATCGGAGCATTTGAAACTTGAGCCGCGACAACTCCAGAATCAAGTTGCCATTCGTATATTTTTCCGTCTTTTGAGCTACAGGCAACTAAGTATTCACCAAAGTTATCTAAAGACCAAGTTGTTGCCTCTTGATAAACTCCAGAATTAGGTCTTTCTGTGCCAAAATATCCTGTTCCAAAATATCCGCCACTATATCCAGTATTAACTACTGCGTGCAAATCTCCTGCGGTTAATCCTGCTGGCGTAATGTCGTACACCGTACCAGAAGCATTTACATAGTAAAGAGTATCGTAGTTTCCTGCGGCTATTTGGGTGCCATCGCTATTGTCCGCCCAAGCATGCATGCCTCTAGGAGCAGCATCAAATGCAGAGCTAACTCTAGTAGACCAGCCGCCAACAGGTCTCATTGAGCCGTTGTGCCATCTAACTAAATTTGCGTCTCTCCATCTATTGGATTGCTCAAAATCAGTTCCGTTTCTAACAACTCCTGGCGGTATTTGCAAAGGTATAAAAGCCACTTCGCTCTCCTACATTATTTAAACCTAAGAACTTCATTCCTTCCAACTTACAGTCGGCTCATCCCAGTAATACTCTTTGCCGTCGTCTGGTTTAGGAATAGGTGGCTGATAACCCCATAGTTCTGTATCAATAGTTACCCAACTTGGATATGGTGATGGATTTATAAAAACATCATTTTCTGGGTCGTAAATCCCACCTACCGCAGCATAATTAGCTCTGAAATTAGCGTTGTAACTGGTTTGTTTCCAGTTTGAATAACCACCGCTCCAGTTAGTTAGAAACTCAATTCCAACAGCCTCACTTTCTGGAAAAGGAAGGTCATTGATATCAGAGTTATTAACCACATTAACTTCAATCACATTATTGTTTTCATCTAACTTTGCAAAATGTGCCATATATAAACCTTATGCTTGAAATCTGTATCGAAGAATTACAACTCCAGAACCACCACTACCAGATTTGTTACCGCTATTGAGTCCGCCACCGCCGCCACCTGATCCAGTGTTTGCAGTTCCGCTTCCAGGTTGCGCCCCTTGTGAAGTTCCGAAACCACCACCACCAGAACCACCACTACCGCCAGAACCACCATTGTTTCCACCGCCACCACCACCAGCACGAGTTACGGAAGTACCTGTAATTGATGAGGCTGCACCAGCACCACCAGCACCACCAGAACCACCACTTGGGGCATTTGATCCGGCAGCACCAGCACCTCCTCCGCCTCCTCCGCCAGACCAGTAAGTATCTGTCCATGAACGACCACCGTTGTTACCTTGACCAGCAATTCCTGATCCGCCAGAAGCACCATTTCGACATCCACCGCCACCGCCTGATCCACCAGATTGTCCTGGATCACTAAAGTTAGCACTTCGACCACCACCAGTAGATGTAATACTGTTCCAGCTAGAATTAGAGCCGTTATTCATTGCGCCAGGACTACCGCCACTACCAGCCCCGCCACCACCAACCGTTACTGCGTATGCTTGCGCGGTAACACTTGAAGCTGTGGCTGTTCTATAACCACCAGCGCCGCCTCCACCTCCACCATCGAAACCACCACTACCACCACCAGCAATAATTAGGTAAACAACCTGACCGGCTTCGGCGTGTCCAAGACCGGCACTTGTAACTGTAAAAGTACCATTGCCAGTAAATGTGTGAACTTTATAGTTGCCATCAGTAGTTATTGTTCCACCTGTAGCAGTCATGTAACTTGTGGCAGTTGTTCCATGAAATGAATTCATGTTAATTGCTCCAGAAGAAGCAACAGCGCCAGCAGAACCAGAAGTTCCTGCAGGAACATTTCCTCCTCCAGCGTAGTATTCACTTAAAGAGTGAGGTGTAGATCCACCAAATTCACCGGCTATATCCGATAGGCTAATTGCGCCCGATGTAGGTAAAGTCATTATACTGATCCGTAAGCTGTGACGTTTCCGACTACTGTCAAGTTGCCAGAAGCATCTAATTTCATTTTATTGGTTCCGCTACTAGCAAAATACAAAACTCCAGCAGATTCCGTAATAGTCCAGTTGCCTAAATCAACAGTAGTAATATTTGCTGTTGTGGATGTTAATGTAGTAACAGTTCCAGAAGTTATTGATCCGCCTTGCGACAAATAGGTTCCAGATGCTTGTTTAGCATCAAGTTGAGTTTGGATGTTACTTGAGACGCCATCAGTGTAATTTAACTCTGTAACTGTTGCTGTAATGCCATCTAAAGCATTTAACTCAGCAGCAGTTGAAGTAACTGCAACTCCACCAACTTTCCAGCTTCCAGCAGTTAGGTTTGGCGCAATTGCCGTAGTACCATCGAGCAAATCGTCGAGAGTATCTAAGTTAGTGTTTAACTTGGTTCCCCAAGTATCTTCAGATGCGCCGACTTCTGGTTTTGTTAAGCCGTAAGTCGTCGTTGTAGTATCAGCCATTTTTCACTCCTTTTAAGCGGCTATTTGTGTCCATGTTACAGAATTTGCGGCTATAGGCTCCCATTTTTCTCTTCCTATAGCTGCAGTTGATGATTCAAGAGAAACAAGTGCGCCACTGTTTCGTTTTCTTATGTAAGAAATTAATACAGAAGCTGAAGCAGATGTTGATCCAGACGCGTAGGCAATAAACACTCCATTTGCAGATGCAGAAGCGGAAGCAGAAATAGATCCATCGCTTTCCCTTACTCTTGTGGAGTCAGATGTGTTTGACGATGCGGCAGATCCACTTGCTAACGCAGATTGTATTCTTGTTGCTGTAGATGTAGAACTTACAGAACCAGAAGAAACAGTCTGCAAATTAGCTTGATCAAACGCATAACTTCCATAAGTTGCAGTTCCATAAGAGAACATGTCCGATTCTTTAAGGACAAATTCCTCTGCAACACTTGAAGTTGATGATGTTAAGCTAATTAATCCAGATGCAACAAAAGTTCCTGCGCCGTTACATGTGTTTGTCGAACTTGCCGCAGAAGTTCCGCTAGATTCTCTTACTTTTATAGCTGCAGCAGTAGCAGAAGTAGATGCAGATGCAGATCCATCGGCATTCGCCGTGAATCCTCCAATTGCAGAAAAACTTGCTACTGCAGACGCAGATGCAGAGCCAAATACTATCTTTTCACATGTGGCTGTGTTGCTCGATGCCGCATTGATAGCAATAGGCAAACTTGCGGAACCAAACGTGTACGATCCAAACGTACTGGTTCCGTAAGAAAATGCACTTGCGTTTTTAGTCGCCATTAGTCAAGAGTAATGTCTAGGTCGCCTGCTGGTACTCTGAAAACATCTCCAGTATCAATTGCTTTACTACTGGTAAGAGCCGCATAAGCAATCAAATTTCCAGCAGTTGATGCGTCATATACTGCAACGTGCGTAACAGTTCCGAAGCTGGCTGTTGCTGTAGGAAATTCAACTGCAGCGCTAGTAGTCGCAGTGTTTCCAGAAACTGTAAATGTAACAGTCTGCCTTGC